TCATTGTTAATCTGTGTAACTGCTGATTTAATAGTTTTCTTAGGGCGGCTGATACGGTGACCATCGTTGCTATCACTACCAGACGATGCGTCAACATAAACAACCTTAGGTTGGTTAGTAAAGGTACCACCAGACGTAACAGACTGCCACGATGTACCGTCCCAAATAGAAAGGGTTTTATCGTCAGCAACATCTAACCACACCGCACCTTTACCAATACCGGCAGTTGGGCTAGGTGTAGTATCTTGAACGTAGTTTTCAAAACGACGAATAGCAGCAAGAGAGGTAAAGACTTTATCGTCAGAACCACCGTTGTCATAATCTGCTACTTGATCCGCCAGTTTAATTTGGTCAGCATCTTTAATCTTGTCAAAGTCAACTGAGTTATCACTCAAACCGACAGTAATTTTACCG